GCTTACCATTGATTTTAGCCCCTTCAAAGGACCATTCCCAGGTGGAGCCGCGTTTTCTTGTTCTTAGCTGTCCCATGTATCATTCCTCCTGTGTTGTTGCGATATCGCAATAGATTTTGGGTAAAATTAATACGCCCTTGCCAGGGCGCTCCAGGAATGATATAATTTAAGTGTTCAAACTAAATGTATCTTCTGGAGCAATCCAGCAAGAGAAATCTATGTGAAAAACCGTTTCTGTTGGCGCAGGGACGGTTTTTGTTTTATTCTTCTGATGACATTTTATCTATTTTTTTGCATATATCATCAAGATATTTTATAATGATTTCATTTTGTTCCATGAGTATTAGATTTGCTGAGAGTAGTTTCTGCTCATCGTTTCTTGTCATTGCGACTGATAATTGTCTCAATGAAGGCCGGATAATGGATATAAGTTGTTGTGCATCTTTTGACATTGGATATTTGCGTTTATCGCTTTCAAATGTAGATGTGTTCAATGTTGGATTTTGAGTTTCAGTTTTATTTCCTCCAAATAATCCCATAATATGTCCTCCCTAAATTATATGTACTTTATTAAAAAGCCATAGGCTATTTTAATTACCGATTATTTTTGTTGTTCCACGTAGTCTCTTTCTTTGAAATGGCCAGGAAACATTTGATAACATTGGGGTAATATTTTACCTTTCTTTTAATACTTTAATCCAGACTAATCGACAGATATTTAAAGTCGGCTCAAATGTTATAAGATAATTATTGTGTACTATACTTATTCCGATTTTTGAACGGTAACTGTCTATGGCTTCTTGCAAAAATGCTTCTGTTACTTCAAGATGTTCAGCAATTTCAAAACGATTCCGGCAACCACATTGCCATGCTGAAATGAGCTTGTCCAGTGTTACCATACGTTTGTAGGCCCAGAGACGCGCCGTATTCTCTTGCTTACGGTTCTCTGTTTTGGTTAAATCAAGTATATCACCAACAGTTGTATGGAAATGCCCCATTTCTTCTGCTGTAGTACAGGCTTTCTCGATTGAGGTTTCAAGTTTGTCACTTAATCCAATTACCTTACCATTGATAAGTCCTTCAGATTGTGATTCAAAGTGAATATTTTCTAGGACGAGCACATCATTTTGTGATGCCTCGTCCAAAAGTTCCTCATATGTTGTCATATGCTATAAGTTACCTCCGGTCAGATAATTATTTTCCATTTGGCTTCTTAAGTTTCGCAAGGTCTGATTTTACTTTTTCTATTTCTCCTTCTTCATCTAGGTGGTCGTTTCGTGCAGCGACCAGACAAGGGACGGTATTTTCGTTCATTGAGGGTGAATCAATATCGAGCAAGTCAGATATAGTTACTACTGTCTCGCTCCCTGTATGAGTAATTGTATTTGCAGAATCATCATTTTCTGTATTATCGGTTAATTTTTCAAGTTTACGTGTTCCTGGAGTCTGTATTAGCCATTCCTCTTGATTTTCTGTATAATCTGGAACGTAGATTAATTCCTTCACACGTTTTATAGCCTCTTCTTCGCCTTTTAAATTCAACTTTGAAAAGTGGTTAAGAAGTTCCTGCTCATTGGATGTATGTTTTAACCAATTGGATGCATCATAGCTGGAAGAGACAGAAAAGTTTAAATCTGAACTTCTCTCCATGGGAACGTCGTATCCCATCAGCCATGCTTCACTAACATTTAAAGCTTTGGATAAAGCGTATAGTTTGTCAGATTTTGGTTTTGTATATCCGGACATATAATGGCTAATGGCAGATTTTGAAATCCCAGTTTTTTCAGACAATTCAATCGGTTTTATATTTTGTTTTGAGATAGCCTTATTAAATCTGGCCTTAAAATCTCCTGTGGGTTTATCCATATTATCACCTCTTAGATATATAATATCAAAATTGAAACAAAAGCACAAGTATTTTGAATAAAAAAGTTTAAAAAATGAAATTATAATATTGACATATAGTTTTAGCAGTGGTATAGTATACATAGTTTCAAAAATGAAACTGAAAGAGAGGTGATAAAGATGCAAAAGCCAATTGTTTTTAATTACAGTAAGTTGCGTGGTCGTATTGTTGAAAAATATAATACGCAGGGCAAGTTTGCAGAAGCGGTAGGTCTTACAGATAGGTCAGTATCGTTGAAGCTTAATAATGGTATAGGGTTTTCACAAGATGAGATTATTAACTGGTGTGAATTGCTTAATTTGAAGTCTTGTGAAATACCTGCCTATTTTTTTGACACGAAAGTTTAAAAATTGAAACTTATTATATAAACTACATGTGAAAGGAGCGTGATAATAATGGTAGAGCCTTACAAGCCAATATACACAGTCAAGGAGGCGGCAGGCGTTCTCAGGGTTAATCCAACCAAGGTGTATGAGCTTATCAATACAAAGAAGCTTCCGTCTTTGCTCCTGGGCCAGCGGAAGATACGAGGGAGTGACCTGGAACGATTTATTATGACGTATCCGGTAGCCGAAATAGAGGAAGGAGGGACAAGCCAATGACAAAAGTAACTGAGTTATCCATCCGTGCTAAGGCAGCGGTCCAGTATCCCGGCTGGCGTGTGGATTTTGTAGGACCGGCTACCATAGCACTGACCCATGTCATGGGTAGGGAGCGGGTGATTGAGGTGCGGCACCGCAGGAGACGCCGGGACGGCCCAATCATGAGGGCAGCTAAGTGGATTGTACCGGCGGTCATCTGGCTGCTGGGGATGTGGATGGTAGCTATCGTGGTCATGGCGCTGGCCATGGGTGTAATTTGAGGGGAGGTGAAATGATTGAGAAAAAAGATGGTCAAGAAGCTGACAGCGTTGGATTGCATAAAGGAATCTGGGTGCCAAGACTTTGAAACGGCATTCCCAAGAGTCACCGGCTATATAAGCGAGTGCGCTAAACATAATCCGGATGCATTATATACAGCAACGGAAGTGGCGGAGCTGATGGAATATCTATTTGAGCTCCGAAGGAGAAAAAAGGACCCCAGCGGCGGCAACCGCGAAGAGGTCCAATAACTAAAAAACAACACACCCTTATTATAAGGGAGATATCGGAGGATTACAAGATGAAGAAAGAATTAAGTAAAAATGAATTAGTCAATGTATTGAATAACACAACAGCTACATTAAGTGAATTAGGGACCCATTTAAAGGCCATGAGCATATTGGAGGGTAGTAAAATCAATATCATTTTGGTGTCACCCGATTCCTATGCACATGTTGATTTAAGGGATGCTGGGATTAATGAGGATGTTATAAATGGAATACAGAGCCTTTTAAAACATGAGATTGGAAAAAACGTACAAGAAGATCAGGCTCTCGTTCAGGAAGTGGCGGACCAGCTGAATGATATGGTGCAATGATGGCCCGGCCTGAGTATTACCCAAGCAGCCATGTAAAGATTACAGCACCATTTTTTACATTGGTATGCAGTTGTGGCCTGCGGCATTGGTCCCTGCTGGGCGAGATTACGCCGTGTCCAAACTGCGGGAAGCTAATGAGATTGGAAGGTGAACAAGATGTCAGTAAGCAAGCGCATATTTAAAAGCCGGGAGGAATGGCTGGAAGGGCGCCGGGGACATATCGGCGGATCGGATGCCAGCGCCTGTGTGGGGATGAACCCTTACAAGGATAACGTGCAGCTCTGGGAGGAAAAGCGGGGGCTTGTGATTCCGGAGGATATTTCTGACCGGGATTACGTACGGTATGGCACAGAGGCGGAGAAATATCTGCGGGCGCTGTTCGCCATGGACTTCCCACAATATCGGGTTACCTATGACGAGGATAACATGTTTACAAACACGGCTTATCCGTGGATGCACGCCTCTTTGGATGGCGAGCTTGTGGATAACAGTGGCCGCCGCGGTATCCTGGAGATTAAGACCACCAACATCCTGCAAAGTATGCAGCGCGAGAAGTGGCGTGACCGGATCCCGGACAACTATTTCTGCCAGGTGCTCCATTACCTGGCTGTGACAGAATATGATTTTGCGGTCCTTAAGGCCCAGCTTAAGAGCGAGTGGGGCGGGGAGCTGCGAATAACTACGAAACATTACATTATTGAAAGAAAGGACGTTGAGGAGGATATCAAGTACCTGGTCGAGGCCGAAAGGCGGTTCTGGGACTGTGTAGTCACAGGACGCAGGCCGGATCTGATTCTCCCGGCGATATAGGTGAGGGATGGAACTGAAAATTTACAACCCGCAGGAAGATGGGTTTGTCCAGAAAATCGAATGGAACTATGAGGAACTTAAGGCGGAGGTTTCAACTGCCGCGGATGAGTATGCTGCGTCTGTGTACACGGATGAAACCATCAAGCAGGCTAAGGCAGATAAGGCCAAGCTTAATAAATTTATAGAAGCCTTGACTGGAACCCGGACGAAAGTCAGGAAGAAGCTCCTGGCGCCAGATGAACAGTTCGGGAGAGAAGTAAAGGACATTGAGGGTATTGTTCGGAAAGCCATTGATAATATAGATGGCCAGATTAAAGATTATGAGCGTCGCCAGCGCGAGGAAAAGACAGCCAAGGTCCGGGACTTTTATGACGCAAATATCCATGATATCGAAAAATATCTACCCTTTGAACGTGTAATGAAACCAGAATATGCCCTGACTTCCACCACCATGAAGTCCATCAAAGAGGAAATAACCGCTCTTATCCAGCGGGTTGACGAGGGCCTGGCTATACTGAATGAGGTGGACAGCCCATACGCCGGGGATATGAAGGAGGTTTTCCTTCGGAATTATGATATTGGCGCCGCAATGGCAGAACGGAACCGTCTGGAAGCGGCAGCACAGAAACGAAAGGAATATGAAGCGGAACAGGCCAGAAAGAAAGCGGAGCGCGATGCCAGGATAAAGGCAGAGGCCCAGGAAGTAATCAATGCAGGAAAGCGTGAGGCTGAAAAACCAATACCAGATACAAAACCTGATATCAAGTCCGATGTCCGGCAGCCCAGGATGGAGACCGTGGAAAATCCAGTGAATATCATTGATTTCCGGGTGTATGTGACAACAGGACAGGCGGCAGCACTTAAGCACTTTTTAAAAACCAACGGTATCCGGTTTGAGCCGGTACCGAAGCAGTAAGAGGAGGATAAGACAATGGCAGTAGGAAACAGTTTAACAAGCAGGATCCAGAAACAGGGATTGACTGCATACCTTGCGCAGGATGCAGTTAAGAATCAGATTAACAGTATAATCGGTGGAAAAAATGGAGCAAGGTTTATTTCCAGTATTGTATCTGCGGTTCAGGCCACCCCCGCACTGCAGGAGTGCACAAACCCCAGTATATTGAGTGCAGCACTATTAGGCGAATCCCTTAATCTTTCACCCAGTCCACAGTTAGGACAGTTTTACATGGTTCCATATGACAACAGAAGCAAGGGAGCCAAGGAAGCACAGTTCCAGCTTGGCTATAAAGGGTATATCCAGCTGGCTATCCGGAGTGGACAGTATAAAAAACTTAATGTTCTTGCAATCAAGGAGGGGGAACTGGTTCGATTTGACCCACTGAATGAGGAAATAGAGGTCAGATTGATTGAGGATGAAGTACTTCGTGAACAGGCCACTACGATTGGATACTATGCCATGTTTGAGTATGTAAACGGGTTCCGCAAGGCTATGTATTGGAGCAGGAGCAAAATGGTAGCCCATGCCAAGAAATATAGCCCAGGATACAAGAAAGACCTGGAAAAAGGGACACAGTGGACATTCTGGGCAAAGGATTTTGATGGTATGGCATACAAGACGATGCTCCGGCAGCTCATTAGTAAATGGGGCATTATGAGCATTGACCTGGTACAGGCCATAGATGCGGATATGGCTGTCATCCACGATGATGGAACCAAGGATTATGTGGAGACAGATATGGACAATATAGCTGCGGAGCAGCCGGCAGTGAGTCCGGAACCGGAGGTTGGATCACAGGGACAGGAAGCCATGGAGCAGACTGTTCAGCCTGAGCAGAGCAATGATGTTGCAGACAATTTCTTTTCATAATGAAACAATCTGAGGAAGGAGGTGATTAAGTGGCAATCACATTTGACAACATTGCCGGGGGAGAGCTGGCCGAAAAGTTTACAATGGCCCTGGCCCAGATAGGCCGGAACATCCTGGACCCAAACATGGATCCTGCGGCGGCGCGCGGAATGACGATTAATTTAAAGTTCAAGCCAGGGAGCAGGGGAACCATAGACATTGAATTTGAGGTCAAGACCAAGCTGGCCGGATTCCAGAAATCAGAAACGGTATTCCTGGTGGGCCAGGATCTCAATACGGGCCGGATTGAGATGTCCGAGTATGGAAGCGACCGTCCCCAGGTAACATCTGTTGCAGCGGCGCCAGCTGCGGCCTATACAGAAGTACGGAAGCCGGCGCAGACATTTGACCCGGAAACGGGAGAAATTTACGAGGAACCCCGCAAAGGCCCGATTGATTTAAGGGCAGCGGCTAACCAATAAAAAGAAAAGGAGATAGGAAAGATGATGGAAGGATTAAAAGCAGCATTGGAGCATGTGGAGGAGCTGGCACGGGAGAACGAAAAAACTGAGGTCATTGAGATATGTGGCAAGACTTATGCCAACAAGAGCCTGAAACGGTATGATGCACAGGAAATGGCAGATTCCATCACTGCCACAACCCTGTCGTCACTTGTAGACTACATCGGCAGCTGTAGCCGGGAATTCCCGGATGGCGATATGATTATACATATCGTGAGCCCCACGAAGGTTAAGCTGATATCTGAATTGGATACGGAGCGTAGGAGGGAGTGCCTGTTTGAGACTGAGGCTGAGACATCCGAGTATCGGTTTGACAAATGGTACGACCAGGAGAATTTCATGATATCCCTGCAGGCAAACTTCCAGTACAGTACGGACCTGGAGGCAGTTATGAAACTGGCTGGGAATATTGAAAAGAAGAATGACCAGAGCTTTTCGGATGACGGTCGGACACAGGTTGCTACTATGACTGTGGGAGTGGCAACAAAGGCGGCAGCCATCGTACCAAACCCGGTGGAGCTGATTCCTTATAGGACTTTCCAGGAGGTTGGTCAGCCAGCCAGTAAGTTTGTTTTCAGAATTGGTGAGAATAATGACATACCGATTTTTAAACTGATTGAGGCAGAAGGCGGAATCTGGAAGAACGAGGCAGTTTCGAATATCAAGAGATATTTGACAGATGCCTTGATGGATATGCCTAAGGCAATCAGCAGCCGAATTACAATCATCGGATAATTCAGTGCTTTATCCTCCGGACAAATATAATATGTCACGGTATTAAATGCCGGAGGTATTTAAGGGGCGGCAAACCATTGCTTTCTGACCGCCGCCCCGTCCTTCAAAGGAGCGGTTATGGGAAAATCACAGAGGGAAAAAGGCAAACGCGGTGAGCGGGAGCTGGCCGGGATATTAAAAGGGTATGGATATGCCTGCCGTAGAGGGCAGCAGTTCTGTGGGTCAGACGGATCCGCGGATGTGGTAGGGCTTCCAGGGATGCATATTGAATGTAAACGGGTGGAACGGCTCAATATCCTGGATGCCGTGGAGCAGTCAGTAAGGGATGCGCGGGAAGGTGAGCTTCCAGTAGTGTTCCACCGTAGGGACCGCTCAGAGTGGCTGGCAACCATGCGACTGGAGGACTGGATACAGATTTTCCGGGAATGGGAAGCCGGCCGGGAGGTCGAAAGGAAGTAGGTGATTGGCAGATGCCGAGGCCCCAGAAAGCGGGTATTGACTACTTTCCTTTAGATGTTAATTTTTTTGCGGATAAGAAGGTTAAGATATTAAAGGCCCGGTATGGGGCGGATGGAATAGCAATATACTTATACCTTCTTTGTGAGATTTACCGGGCAGGCTATTATATCAAGTTTGATGATGATGCGTTGTTTATCACGTCAGATGATTTAGGCATGAGCCCGGACAAGGTGAAGCAGGTCTTGAAATTCTTATTGGAACGGTCACTGTTTAATGACACACTTTTTCAGTCGGACACTATCTTGACCTCTGCCGGGATACAGAAAAGGTTCCAATTGGCCGTAAAGGAACGGGCCAAAAAGAACCCCATAGAAATAAAGGGTTTCTGGCTTTTGGATGAAGCGGAGACGGAATCCTTTATTAAAGTGAACCCATCTTTAAATTTTTCCAGGAGAAACGATAGTAATTCCAGGAAAAACCCGGATAAATCGCAGGAAGAATCCCTAAAGGAAAGGAAAGTAAAGAAAAGTAAAGTAAAGGAAAGTAAAGGAAATATATCATGCACACAGCCGGATAAACCGTCTGATGCGCTACAGGTTATTTCTTTTACACTAAATGATAAGACTGAATACCCTGTTTATGACAAGGACTATGCGGAATGGGTGGAACTGTATCCAGCAGTGGACATCATGCAGGAGCTGAGGAAGATGAAGGGATGGCTTGACAGCAATCCGACGAGACGCAAGACTGTCAAGGGGATACGCCGATTCATCAACAACTGGCTGTCAAAGGCCCAGGATAGTCCCCATGTCCAGAAAAGCCAGACATCCCAGGAGAGAATACAAAACAGGGTAAGTGATGTAGATAACTGGTAGGAGAAGAGGATGGAACGAGAAGAGTTTAAAACGATAGTGAAAGGATTAAAGGCGGTATATGCACAACCTGCCTTCATACCAGATGCGGATGCGTTTGATGTCTGGTATGGGATGCTCCGGGATTTGCCATACCGGCAGGCCAGCCTGGCAGTACAACAGCATATGGCAAGCAGTCCGTATCCCCCAACCATATCAGACATCCGCAGGTTGTGTGCAGGGGAGACAGAGGTACTGAGCATGGACGATGCCTGGGGAATGGTGCTAAGGGCCATACGAACTTATGGGTACATGCGTGAGTCGCAGGCACTGAATAGCCTTCCGGAGCCATGCAGGAGCGTGGTGAGGAATATGGGGTGGCAGAATCTGTGCCAGAGTGAGAATATCATGGCGGAACGGGCATTTTTCCGGGATTCGTACAAGCCAAAATTGGAGAGGATACGGCAGGGAGAGGTGATACCTGCAGGAATAAAGGAATGCGGTGGACGGTTAGGGCAGCGCATAGGTGAGGCTGCCAATGGTCTTACGTTAGGCGGTGATAAGGATGGAGATACAGGAGCAGGAGGCTGCGATACTGGCAAGATACAGGGTTAATACTGGGAAAGATGGATACCACGCAATCCCTATGAACAGGGACGAAGTCCTTGCCCGGAGGGCGTATATGAGGGCAATACTCCGTGTAAGCTTCCTCTGGTGCAAGATGAACAATGAGCAGCTTGATAACATGCGCCTGTATAAGATGGGGGATGATTATATCGTGGAGGATACTGAAATGCGGGACTACATTCTGATAATAGACAAGAAACCAGGGCCGCATGTAACTGGTTAGAAATATATGAAACCAAAGGGAAGGAGGAGCCATGGAAGAATTAACAACCAGCACGCAGGAGACAGAACCGACACAATCAACATCAGCACGGAAATGGTATGAGGGAGTCAGCCTGGAAGATGCAGAAATTTACATACGTGCTAATCTTAAGTCAGCGGCCAGGAGTGTTATTGCAATAGGCTATTACCTCAAATGCGTTTATACAAAAGAGCTATATCAAGAGGCCGGATTTAAAGATGTATATGAATATGCAAAGGACCGGTTTGGATTCAGCACTTCGACAACATCCCGGTATATGTCACGTAATGACAAGTTTTCCGTGGATGGGAATAGCCCAATCCTGGATGAAAAATATAAGGATTTCAACAAGTCCCAGCTCCAGGAAATGTTAAGCCTGGATGCGGAACAACTTGAACAGGTCACCCCTGATATGACTGTGGTACAAATCAGGGAAATGAGAAAGCCCAAAGAGATACCGTACATTGAGATGCCTGGCCAGATTGAGCTGACGGATTTCCCAGGCGTGGATCCGAAAGATGTGGCCGCATCGGTTCAGGCCAGGGCAGAGATGCAATCCAGTCAGCCAGAGAAGCAGACCTATACGATATCCGCGGAGGACCTCTTGCCAGAGCCAGCACAACCGGAGCGGGTACAACCCGTTGCGATATCGCAACAGAAAGAGCTGATAACAGAACCGCAGTCAGCAGTAACGCAAGATGCAGAAAAGAGCGGAGAGGCCGGCAGCTTACCAGAGAAGTCCGGGAAGTGTATTCACAGGCCAGAATTTAAATGTACCCTGGAGGAGTCCCATAAGCTTATCCCTGGTACGGGTGAGGATTGCGGACACAAATGTTGTTGGGAGTGTGTCAAGCATGGGAATTGTGAGTGGGAGTGTAACAGCTCGTTACATAGGTCAGAAGAACCTAAAGAAGCCAAAGATTATGGAACCCTGGAGACAATCGGAGGAGTGCCTGTATATTCCCTGAAAAGTAAGGAAACAGTTGATGGTGCCTATGGCTGGGAACGGTCACAAATTATTAAAGAATATCTTAAAAAGTTGCATAAGGAAGAAAGCTTTACTATTGCAAATCAGATAATCTCAATTGAGTTCCAGGCCATGGGGAGTACTTATAAGGCCAACTATGATGGTTTTTGTTACGTTAGATTTAAAGAAGGTAATCAAACTATTATGTTTGTGGAACTTGACCGGCTAAAGGCTGAATACACGGTTATGTATCCGCCAAAGAAACCTAAACCCGTAGAAGCTTACGATGGGTCCATTCTTCGGAGCATGATTAAATTTGAGGAGGAGGAATTGGACCGGATGGGACCGGAACGGATAGAGAAAAATCCATATAATTACACCAAACATATGATGGCGCTGGAAGCATATAAGATGCTATATGCAGCGCATGAAGGGGGAGATATTGGAATTGAACAGAGTGGAGATTGATGTAGACAAGCTTATTTTGATGATACAGGCTAAGGGTATGACCATGGAGAAGTTTGGTTACTCCATAGGACGTTCCAGAAATTATATATGCAGCCTGCGGAAAAACAATATGGTACCAGAGCCAGTCCGGGACCTGATATGTGAAAAGTTGGAGATAGATCCGGAAAGAATCGAAAAGACCCAGATTACATCCGGAGGGGAGGTGAAGATACTTGAAAACATATTTAAGGAGCTTCAATCCATCAAGACTCAAATATCAGAATTGGCAGATGCACAGCAGGCCATATACAATAAGCTCCAGGCCAATACAGTGCAGACAGCCAGGATTAAGGATGTGGTGGACGGCCTTGGCCAGACAGAATCTGACCGGGCAGAATTATTCCTTCGTGAAACATTGAAAGGTGGCCAGGTAAGTGCGGTCGAGCTTATGCAGCGGGCGGATGATGATGGTATTAAACGGTCTGAGCTCATGAAAGCCAAGGCTAAGATGGATGTAAAAATATATGCAACTGGGTACGGAAAGAACCAGAAATCATGGTGGAGTTTAAAGTGAGGAGGAACTTATGGAAAGATTAACACATGAGGCTGACGTTGGTGTCGAAGATTGGGAGCAGATATTATATAGAGTTCCAGCAGATCCGGAGGGAGCCTACAATATTTTTGATATCGCTGAGAGGTGGGTGCACTATGATGATGCAGACTGCGGATGTATCTTACAAGATATAACCAGAAAATTAAGGGATTATGAAAATATTGCTCCCAAAGTAGACGAGCTTTATCTCAAAAAATGCCAGGAAGTATCAGAACTAACGAAACGTATGAGATGGATTCCGGTCAAAGAGCGGCTGCTTTTGGATTGGGAATACAAAAAGATAAAGGAAGATGAAAAAAAGGATTGAAGATGCGATTGCTCATTGCTATATGACCAAATTTGAATATCCAGGGATGGAAGAAGGCTTATGTGCCGGATTAAGAACCATGGGTGGAGATGGAGAACCTTACGGAACCTGTAAAGAATGCCGTTTACAGTACCAATATGACGAAATGCATCAGGAGGAAGAGAGATGATTGAAGAAGGAATCGCGAAAGACCTATCAATGGTAGTTAAAAATGCAAAATTGATGGGATGCCAAGAGGTTAAGTCATTTAGACATATACCATTGAAAAATGTTGAGGCTGTCATATCAGCTCTACAGAAACAGATAGCAAAAAAACCAGAGGATGAAAGATGTTTTATTAAAGACAAAGAGAATATCGGATTGTGTCCATCTTGCGGTGAAGGGGTTAATTCAGGCTATCCATATTGCGGACACTGTGGGCAGAGAATCAAATGGGATGTTGAGTGGCGCATGGAGGTAGATGGATGATAGATAGACAAAGAGCAATTGCGATATTACAAGAACACATTAATACATACCGCTACCAAACCACAGATAAGGGATGGGAGCAAATGGTGCGTACAGGTATTGTCGGAAACACGATACCTGACAAGATAGATTTTATAGCAGAGGCAGAGAGGCAGATACAGGCTTACGAGATGGCTATTAAAGCGCTGGAGAACGGTGAAGCGGAGGAGCTTATGGACCGGTGTTACCTGGGGAGTCCTTGTCCATACCAGATGCCCGTATAATGCTTATAACACAGCAGCGCATACCGGTACCTGATTCGCAGGACCGAGACTGTATAAAGATAGCTGGCATGGCTCTGGTGTATGCACAACCAGTAAGACCAGCAGCGGATGTGCCTATGGAGAGATAATGGAGGACCATACGGCCAGGGGTTCCGGTCTGGCGCACATCCACTATATCGTTATTTAAGTGATTAAGGAGGGAGGCCGGGCTATCCGGAGGAAAGGAGCATAGATGGAACAATTAAAACCTTGTCCATTTTGTGGAAATGAATTCCCGACATTGACGAAATGCTATGGGAACATATACATAGTAGCTTGCCCACAATGCCAAACATATTTTGGTTGTGACTGCACAGCGGGGCATGATAGAAGTAAAGAAGAAACAATAGCACGGTGGAATAGTCGTGTAAATTAATATTTAAAGGAGAAAGTTCAAATGGAGAAAAGTAAAGTAATTGCAAACCTAAAGTATGCGGAAAGATATATGGGAATGCCCGAACAGGGCTGTAAATGGAAACCAAACGCCCAAACAGTAGCCATTGAATATGCCATTAACAGCATGGAGAAATTAACACGTTATGAGGCTACTGGTCTGGAGCCGGAGGAGATATTGACAGCGGTGCAGTTGGCGGAGATAGCTTGTATGCAGATTCGGTATAAGAAAATGCAGGAACTATTAGAGCGAGCCGCTGAATGTATAGAGAATTGTTATGGACGTGAAACGGAGTTGTTAGAAGCAATCAGGAAAGAGTTAAATTAGTATTTTACAAAGAAAGAAGGTACTGTATGGCGTATGCAGAAAAAACAACAGTTCCTGTCGGCAAGAGCAGGATGGAAATTGAAGAACTGATTCGGAAACATGGCGCTGAGCAATTTGTTTCAGGATATTCAGGAGATAAAGTAATGATTGGATTCACGGCAGCTGGTCGGCAGGTTCGCTTTATCGTGACAGTTCGAGCTGGAAAAACGCAGAAAGATACTGAACAAATTGAACGTCAACGCTGGCGTGCGCTGCTGTTGGTAATTAAGGCAAAGTTTGAAGCTATTGAAAGTGGTGTGAGCTGTTTCGATGATGAATTTCTGGCACATATTGTATTACCCGATGGACAGACAGTGGGACAGTGGATGGCCCCGCAGATTGAAGTAGCATATCAGACTGGAGATATGCCTCCTATGCTGCCAATATTGGAAAATTAAAATTTAACGGAGGAAAACGGTATGGTAGACAGGAATGGTATTGAATTACATACTGGCGATAAAGTTGAAATACTCTTCTACTCAAACATTGAGCCATTGTGCTCATGTGAAGGGGTTGTTTATGCTGGCGAGTATGTCGAAGTTACAAATGGAAGAATCCCTTTAGGAGATTTCTATATGAAAGAAGTATGTAAGGTAAACTGACATTTGTGATACGAAGGGAGGTACCCGTGAGAAAGAAAGGCAGTAAGCAGTCCAAGGTCAGCCGCATCGACCGCAGCAAGGCCCTGGCCGCCCAGGCCGACGAGGCCATCAAGGAGCGCATCCGGACGGCTCCGGCCTACATGTATACCAGCCTGTGTCCGGTCCCGGAGCTGCGCCGGCCGCCGAAGGGGGAGTGATGATACATGGCATCAAGACCTGTGTACTATGACCTGTATGATTGTGGTCGGCATGATGGCCGGTACAGAGCAGCGGAGCTGATGGTAATGCTGGGCATCCGGCATCGGCAACAGATAGAGCATTACAGTGATGTGGGTATCCTGTACCAGAAGCGATATACCTTTGTGAGGGTGGATGACGGGAACGCGTCAGAACAGGCCGATGAGTGGGACAGGGTGACGCAAGCGTTGAAGGGATGCGGGTACGATTTGAGTAAGATACCAATTGTGGCAAAACGAGTATAGATAAAACAAGCCTGAAATGCCCCTGTAACGCATCAGAATGAACGAGAATAGATTTTAAGGCAAGGAGGCGTGCGTTTTTATTGGGAAAGCAGAAAAACCCGGCAGAAGAGCTTGAGAGGTTTCTAAACTACATCGATGCATGCAGGCAGGAATACAAGTATGCCTATGACATGGTAGGGGAGGAAGATAAGCGCCTGCAGGACCTGCTGCATGAGATGGAGTTTGCCAAAGATAAGGTCGAACGAAATCGCGTAGCTACGAAATTGCAGCGCAGCAGAAGAAACCGTAGGGAGAATAAAGATATAGTCCTGATGAATGAAAAGGTTGTGGAGTTCTTTAATGAGCCAAAGAACCGTGATACCTTAAACCGGATGCGCCAGCTGTTGGGACAGCAGCGCAAGGAGGAAGAGTACCTGATGGGTGAGCGCACATACATACCGAGAGCAGGGAGGTGATACCGGTGGACAAGGAGGTGTTGATACAGTATTGCGAAATGAAAGAGGAAATAAAGGACATAAGGCGTCGGATTCAGAAACTGGACAGGTTCCTGGAGGAACCGCATCAGGTATCTGATACGGTGAAGGGTACAAGGCGGGACGGCACGATAGGAAGTATTAAGGTCACAGGATACCCAGTGCCAGAGTATTACCGGAAGCAGCGGCTGAGAGAGCGGTACAGGCAGCTTCTGGAGCGTAAGGAGGCGGAGTTGCTGGAGCTGACCTGCCAGGCGGAGGAATATATACAGAGCATACCAAAGAGCGAGGTGCGGACCATGTTCCGTCTGTATTACATAGATGGCCTGCCTTGGTGGAAGGTGGCACAGGCCATGAACCGGATGTTTCCTAAGAGGCGGGTTAAGTTTACGGAGGACAGCTGTTGGCAGCGAAATAAAAGATTTTTTGAGGAAAATTGAAAATGTCGGTTCATGTTGGGATGAAAAGTGCTAATATGCTATCATGTGGAAGCCAGAGGGCGGAAGCATCCTCCACCATTTAAGCAACGGCCGCCAGGTATCACACCCTGGTGGCCGACTCGCTGGCATTGCGACTGCGGCACAAGGTACCGCGGAATATGTCAGCATGGCGTACTGGCGCATCGGGTATCCAGATGCTGGGTACTTAGATGCAGGTACGCATTGTTGCGAGGTAGAGCAGTCTGGCAGCTCGCCGGGCCTCATAAGCCATAGGTCGGCGGTTCGAATCCGTCCCTCGCTACTATCAAAGGTACCTGTCAAATGATGGGTACTTTTTATTTACCCAATTCCCGGCACCTGAAACTCAGGGTGTCCGGGGCCTCCTTTTCTTATGTGATACTTTTCTTTTGCTATATTTTGAGTTATTATAGGAGAAAGGCGAAGGGAGGGAATGTAATGAATATAAAAGACTTATTATGTGTTGTGGGAATATTTCTCTGTACAGTAGGGACTATTTTTAGTTTATGGAATATTCTTATCACTAAAATTGAGAGAGTTGGAACCTGTGAGCAGCTTGATAATACGCAGGAATCATTCAAAAAAGAAAAGACCTATGTAATTTGTGGTTGTTTGCTGATAATAGTGGGGGGTATTTTACAAATTATTGGCACACTAATTAGTCAAGGATAGTTAAGGGGACAGCTTCGGCTGTCTCTTTTTCTATACTTAAAACAGCCAGATAGGAAGGTGAGGTGATGGCAAACAATGAAAACCTAATACGTTTAAGCCCGAGCGAAGCCCGAGAGAATGGCAGAAAAGGCGGTAAGGCATCCGGTGAGGCCCGGAGGCGAAAGGCCGCCATGAGAGATACAATGAATCGGCTTTTGACTATGAAAGTTGAGGTTGAAGGCCTGTCTGATATATTGCGTGCTGATGGGGGCGAAAGCACCTATGAGGAGATAATTACTATGGCTATGATAGAAAAGGCCATGCGCGGGGATGTGAAGGCTTTCATGGCCATCAAGGACGTGTTGGGACAGACTTCCAAATCTGAGACAGACCTGGAGGAACAGAAGATACGGATGGAGCAGTTAAAGGCAGATACAGAGAGGATGCGCAGGGAGACAACCCCGGAGTGGGATGATGGTGTGGAGGTAGTGAACGATGCGCCAAAAGAAGCAGGTCAGGATATCGGAGATAGTGATACCGAAATACCTACCGATTTTTAACGATACAAAACACAAGCACATCATACTGACATCCGGGCGCGCCGGCACGAAGTCCAGCTATGCAGCTGTCCGGGCTGACTATCAGCTAATCAGTGATAGGAACGGCTCCGTGGTTGTCCTGCGTAAGCATCACAACAAACTGCGTAAGACGGTATATAAGGAGATGCTGAGGGGTATCAATCGCCTGGGTGTCAAAAAGAGTGCATTCAAAATTGGGAAGTCTCCTATGGAGATAGCCTATAAAAAGTATGGTACCACGATGTACTTCGCCGGCTCCGATGGTATTGACGATACAAAGGGTATCATAGACGAGGATAAGCCTATCAAGCTGGTCATCTTGGACGAGTTGACCGAGTTTTTTGATGACGGAGAAGGTGAGGACGAGTTGGCAAACATTGAGGCGACCTTTATCCGCGGGAATCAAGGTGGTTTCCAGATGATATACTTGTATAACCCTCCGAAGAATCCGAATGCGCCCATCAATAAGTGGTGCCGCAAGATGGAGCAGCGTGATGACTGCATTCATATACACACAGATTACAGGGATGTTCCGCCGAATTGGCTGGGACAGGACCTGATTGATTCCGCTGAGGTCATGCGCCAGGCCGACGAAAAACAGTATCGCTGGGTTTGGCTGGGACAGAGCATAGGTGTGGATGAGGTTATCTATTACATGTTCTCCGACCGGCATAAGGCAAAACCAGAAAAAGAACATTACAGGGTTATTGGTATCGGCGGTGACTACGGGCAGCAGAATGCCACCACCTTCCAGGCATTTGGCCTGGACGAATATGAGCACAGGCTTACAGGCCTGGATGAGTATTTCCATTCCGGCCGGGAATCGGGAAAACAAAAAAGCCCTTCCGTATACGCAAAGGATTTCATTACATTCACGGACCAACTGCATGAGACGTATTCCTGCAGTTATTTTTATTTATACCTGGACCCATCAGCAACAGGGCTGGCCGAGGAAATCAAAAGGGAGGCCCGTGACTGCGATTATACTATATTGATGCGGAAGGCGGAAAACGATGTAAAACCTGGTATTTCCCGCGTACAGCTGCTCCTGGCGTTTGACATGCTGACCGTATCGCCACGGCAGCAGAATGCAATTGATGAATTCGGGACCTATGAGTATGACAAGAAGTCAATCGAACGCGGGAAGGAAGAACCTGTTAAAGTGGACGACCATTGTATGGACGCTATACGTTATCTGGTCATGGGAATGTGGAGTAAATTAAAACCCTATTTACCAGCAAAAGAGTACGAGGAAACAGTCAGGAACCCATTGGACGAGGAGGATGAGGATGAATATATTTGAGTATTTCAAGAAAAAAGATATTGATACGGTTGACGCCTCATTCTATCGCAAGATTGCGGAATGGGACAGCTGGTACCGGAGTAATGTTAGAAAGTTTCATTTCTACCGCGTATATGGCGGGCAGGGGACCTGGACGAGGTGCCGGCGGCATAGCCTGGGGATGGCAAAGAAGGTATGTGAGGACATGGCTGACCTGCTGCTGAATGAGCGTGTCAAGATTACCATAGGGGATGCTACGACAGAGGATTTTGTGCAGGATGTCCTGAGACAGAATAATTTCATGACCAAGGGGAATGAATACCAGGAACGCAAGGCGGCCAAAGGGACGGTTGCGTATGTGCCCTATCTGGCTGATGCGGAGGTGGATGACCAGGGGAACATCCTGAATGGTATAGTGAAAATTAACTATCTGGAGGCACCGAACATCTTTCCGCTATCCTGGGAGAATGGGAAAGTGACAGAGTGTGCTTTTGTATTCACAAAGACCTGCCGGAGAAAGAAATACGCACAGATTCAATTCCATCGTTTGGAAGATGGCTTTTATGTGATTGAAAATACTGTGGTGGAGTGCACGACCGGAGCAGGAAAGGAGCTTACAAAAGATGAATGGTCACAGCTCCCGGTGTTTTCTGGCCTCGCTGAACGGATAGAGACGGGTTCTGATAAACCACAGTTCGTGGTTGACCGTCTGAACATCGTCAATAATGCAGACGATGATGACAGTAACCCTATGGGGGTTGCGTTGTTTGCCAATGCGGTTGACACCCTGCGAAAGATTGACCTGACCTATGATTCCTATGCAAACGAGTTTGACCTGGGACGGAAACGTATATTTGTAGCTCCGGAATTATTGGACGATAAGTATGGGAATCCTACGTTTGATACCAGCGATACGGTATTTTACCGGCTGCCGGAGGATTACCTTAAGGACACCAACGAGGCTATTAAAGAAGTCAACATGGAACTGCGTGTGGATGCCCATAGCAAGGCCATAGACGACGACCTTAATTACCTGTCCGTTAAATGCGGTTTCGGTACTCAACGATACCGCTTTGTAAATGGGAATGTGCAGACCGCGACGCAGGTCATATCTGAGAACAGTGACATGTACCGGTCCGTCCAGAAGCATGAGCTTATACTGGATGAGGTATTAAAAGAGCTTATCCGCATTATTATCCGCCTGGGGATTGCATCAAGGGTGACAGGGCTTAATGAGGATACGGATATCACGATTGACTTTGATGATTCCATCATTGAGGATAAACAGACAGAGCGCAATGAGGACAGGAAAGACGTTTCCATGGGGGCAATGTCCCTTCCAGAATACCGTGCCAAGTGGTACGGAGAGACGGAGGAGAAGGCTGCCGCCAGGATACCGGAGCAGACAGGGGTGATACCATAAAATGAACCGGTCTTATGAGAGCCACATGACGGTAGGCGTGGAACGGAAGTTCCGTAACCTGGAGAACCGTATCATGGAGGACGTGGTGCGGCGGATTAAGAAAACAGGACAGATAACCTCTTCCGCGGATTACCAGTTGAACCGGTATTATATCCTTGGAAACAGCACCAAAGACATAGAGGACATTGTTAAGAGCGCTGTGGGTGATGACTACCCAGAGACATTTAAACTCTACGACGAAGTGGTTGAGAAGCAATACACCCGGTCAAGAGAGCTTTATGAGCAGGTCAATGAGGAATTTATCCCATATGAACAGAATGAGCAGCTACAGCAGCTTGTGAATGGCCTCATACAGCAGTCCAATGATGAACTGTATAACATCACCCGGTCCATGGGATTCATGGTGGATATGGGCGGAGGCAGGAAGGTATTTTCTCCATTATCGGATTACTATAATCAGTATCTGGATAATGCCATTGTGGAAATTACTTCCGGCGCCTTTGATTACAATACGGTTATCCGCCGCGTGGTAGGCCAGATGACTAACTCAGGACTGCGCACTGTGGATTATGCCAGCGGATATTCCAGCCGGTGTGACGTGGCAGCACGCAGGGCCGTCATGACAGGGTTATCACAGCTGACCGGCCATATATCCCAAGCGAATGCGCAGAAGCTTCACACGGAGTATTTTGAGATTGACTGGCACGCTGGTGCAAGGCCGTCCCATCGGATATGGCAGGGAAAGGTCTGGAGCTATCGGGAATTGGTGACAGTGTGTGGTCTTGGGACTGTAACTGGCCTGCAGGGTGCGAACTGTTACCATGAGTATTATCCGTTCATTCCAGGTATATCTGAACGTCAGTTTAGCGATAAGTGGCTTGCAGAACAGAACCGCAAGGAGGATAGACAAAAAGTGTTCAAAGGGAAAGAATATACTCTTTATGAAGCCACGCAGCGTCAGCGGTATCTGGAAACCAACATGAGGGCACAGCGCCAGAAAGTAAAGCTATTACAGCAGGCCGGCGCATCTCAGGATGATATCATGCTGGCGCGTTGCAAGTACCAGGCCCAACTGGATGAATACAAGGCGTTTTGTGAACGGATGGGATTACAGGAACAACGGGAAAGAATCTATTATGATTTGCAAGGAAGGGTTGCGCCAGGAAGGAGGACTGCCGGGTGATTGAAGTAAAGGTAAGGCGAGATGGCCTGTCATTATCAGGACATGCCGGATATGGCCGGAGAGGCCAGTCAATCGTGTGTGCCGCCGTATCGGCCATCACGTTGACTATGATTGAGGGCCTGCGGGAGATAGCGGGTATCCGGCTGACTGAGACCGTGGAAAGCGGCAATGTATCAGTTAAATGGCAAAAGCTGAATGATACAGGCAAGGCATTGATTGATACATGGTTCTTGGGATTGTGCCATATCAATGCGCAATATAATTGTATACGATTTATATAGCATCTCATAAGGGGTGCTTTTATTATGTCCAACACGTGATGACAAAAAAGCATCGGAACAGTTCACGCACTAAAAACGGAGGTTAAACATGAGAAAGAGATTATTTAATTTACAGCTTTTCGAGGACGGCGGCGGAAGCGGCTCTGAGGGAAACCAGGGGAATAATGCCGGTGATGAGGGAAACAAGGGAACCTATAGTTTTGAGCAGGCGGAGGAGATAGCCAATGCAAGGGCGCATCGTGCGGAGCAGGCAGCCCTTAAATCTTATTTCCAGCAGCAGGGTATGACCGAGGATGAGGTCAAGGCGGCCCTTGCTGATTATAAGACAAACAAGGAGAAGCAGAAACCAAATCTGTCCGCTATTGAGCAGGAAAGGGACAATGCATTAAAGGAACTGGAACAGGTGAAGAATTCCAACCTGCTGCGGGATAAGGGAGTAAAGCCGGATGACCTGGACTATGTGCTGTTCAAGGTTGGTAAGCTGGTGGATGATAAAACAGATTTCACAAAGGCGGCTGAGAAATTTCTGAAAGATAACCCACGATTCACAGGTCAGGGCAGTTACCGCGTAACGACTTCCGCACAGGCGGGTGGAGCGGGGAGCGCCCAGAACACGAACGATTCTATCAACAACGCCATCCGTATGGCAGCAAGAAGATAAGGAGGAATTATGAGACATAGAAAATTTGATATACAGCTTTTTGAAGGCGACGCGCAGATTATTGACAGGACTGGCGCGGCATCACTCATACCTGAGGAGAATGCGCGGGAGATTATCCAGGGCGTGGTGACACAGTCCGCAGTCCTGCAGAGAGGAAGGAAACTGCCGAACATGTCCAGCAAGACGTATAAGATGCCGGTGCTTGACATGCTCCCGATTGCCTACTTTGTCAACGGGGATACCGGGGCGAAAAAGACCACGAAGCAGGCCTGGGATAAGAAGTTTATCACAGCGGAGGAGATTGCGGTTATTGTACCAATCCCTGAGGCCGTCCTGGATGATTCTGACTATGACATCTGGGGAGAGGTCAAGCCGAGGGTAATTGAGGCCTTCGGCAAGGTGATTGACGGTGCGGTTCTGTTTGACTTGGATAAGCCATCCACATGGAGGGACGGTGTTGTGACGACTGCCACTAAGGCCGGTTCCGTCGTGACGCTTGCAACCGGGGATGACCTGTATGATAAAATTATGGCGGAGGAAGGCATTATTGCCAAGATTGAGGAATCCGGGTATTTCGTCAACGGACACATGGCTGATATCTCCATGCGCGCTAAACTGAGAGGCCTGAAGGATACGACGGGGAACCCGATATTTAAGAGCGACATGCAGAACGGAACCACTTATTCACTGGATGGCAGCCCGATGAACTTCCCCAACAACGGCGCCTTTGACAAATCAAAGGCGTTGATGATATCTGGTGATTTCAGCCAGTTGGTATATGCAATCCGTCAGGACATCACCTTTAAGCTGTTCACGGAGGGCGTTGTTCAGAATACAGACGGCTCCATTGCGTACAACCTGATGCAGAATGACATGGTGGCGTTAAGGGCAGTCATGAGACTTGGATGGGAAATCCCTAATCCGATTAACTCCATGAAAACGGATAAGACCAAAAGATGCCCATTTGCTATCTTGAAGGCTGGAACACCAACAGAATAAGGAGGGTGGTCACGGATGTATGTGGATTACAAATATTATCAGATTGAGCATGGTGGGAAAATGCCGGAAGATGCCTTCCCGGCATCTGAGCGCAGGGCAGAAGCGTACATCCGATACCTTACCCATCTGAATGGTGACATATTTGCCATACCAAATGACATGGTAAAGGATGCAGTATGCGCAGCAGCAGACGTGTATTATATGACAGAACAGGAGCAGGAACAGAGAAAGGCGGAAGGAAAGGCAGGACCAGTCCGGTCTGAAAACAATGACGGCTATTCCGTATCATATGTGGTGGAGCAAGAGGATGGGCAGACAGCGGAAAATGCTGTCAGGCGGAAAGCTTACGATGCTGTGTATATGTATCTGCTTCCTACTGGCTGGCTTAAGAGGAAAGTGGGGTGCGGACATGCTCACGAATGCAGACATAACAGTCTATAATTCTTTCCTTGACCCTGGAAGCCGGATGCGGGTCTGGCACCGTACCATGATAAAGGGGGTGTGGTTCTATGCGGATAACAAGGTCAGCTTGACAGATGGCGGACTTGTTTCTGCTGATGCCTATAAGGTGAGGATACCGGTTCGTGCTGATTTTGGTGGCAGTCAATATGTTCCACCGGATGAATATGCAGGGGCCGATGGAACATGGACACTGAAAAACGATGATTACATTGTCAGGGGAATCGGGCCAGATATTGAAAAGCCAGCAGACCTGCAGAAAGAGAGCCGGACTGCTTTTAAGGTTACATCATGGTCAGATAACCGTCAGGGTGGTCTGAAACATTGGCGTGTGGGAGGTGTGTGATGGCACAGAAACGCGTATTCCAAATCGCGACCCCGCGGGGAAGCGTGTACCAGACAAAGGGGAAAGGCGGAACCGTCACCGCCCGACTGGAGTGGAATCCTGGTTTTGCAAGGGAAAAGTCAGAGGCTTTTTCCAACGCGCAGGCCTTTGTTGATTCCGAGTGCCTACGGTATATGGACCCGCTTACATCGAGGCTCACAGGATACATGATAAAGTCCGCAACCCTGGGAACGGTTATCGGGAGTGGAAAGATTGAGTACCTGGCCCCTTATGCAAGGAAACAGTACTATGAAGGCAAAGGGGATGGTGGGAACCGGGGACGATTGTGGTTTGAGAGGATGAAAACATCCAAGGCAGAAACCATACAGAAGGGAGCAAACAGGATTGCCGCAAACAATAAATAATGAGTCAGTGATTGCAGCTCTGAGACAATATTTCATGAGCTGCCCATACCTAAGGGATGGAGAGTTTAATATTGATTACCTGCCAGACAGCCGGTCATACAGCCTCGACCCAATCCCGGCAGAACCTGTTTATAAGGAGTATGTGGATGGAGGAAAGATATACCAGTTCCAATACTCTTTTACCTCCAAAGAGGCCTATGACGGGGATGCCCGGACCATGATAGACAATTCATTTTTTTATCAGAATCTGGCTGACTGGGTAGAAAGACAGGATGATGAAGGTATCCTGCCTATGCTGGAGGGACGTCAGGTGATATCAAACACGTTGATGTCGAGCTATTACCTGTTTGGGTCTGATGCGGACCTGGCAAAGTATCAGGTACAGCTCAGGTTATTGTACGAATAAGGAGATGATTATATGGCAAATGCAGATAAGCTTAACGATGGTAAGCTGATTAAGCGTTCCAAGCGGGTTTCGTTCCTGAATGTGGGGACAACCGCAGAACCTAAATTTATAAGAATGCAGGGGTTCTCGTCCATGTCGGAATCCAAGAGCGCAAAAGAGTATTCTCGACAGTATGTGGATGAGGACACCGAACGGTCGGACGTGGTGGGCTATGCGACCCAGATAGGGTACAGTTTTGACCGGCACAGCCCATACTCAGTACATGAGAAGCTGGCCGAAATCACGGACAACGAGTACACTGGTTCCGATGCGACCGTGGAAATCGTGACGGTGGACCTGTTTACAGATGGGGACGCAAAAGTGGCACGAAAACGTGCTTACAGCGTTATACCAGATACAACCGGCGACGGAACGGATGCCTTGATTTATTCCGGAAACTTCCGCGCCGCAGGAGAGGCCGTGCTGGGAACAGCGACATCTGCTGATAAGTGGCAGACAGTGACATTTACTGAGGGCAGCGCACCAGACCCTGCTCCGGGAACATAAGAATAAAGGAGTGAGCCTATGAGCCAGAAGTGGAGTTATAACAACATTGAGTTTGAGGTAGACCTGCAGGACGCTGATTTTGCTGAAAAGTATGAAAAGGCATTTGAACGGATGGGGCAGGATGAAAAGAAGGTGCAGAAGGCCGGAAGAAACAGTGAACTGATACGCGGATACTGCGGCCTCTTTCATAACCTGTTTGATGACATATACGGCACCGGGACAGCAAAGAGATTATTTGATGGAAAGATGAACGCAGGTATGTGTGACCTTGCCTACGCTGCTTTTATGGGAGCCTGTATGCGTTGCAATGAGGAGGCTGTCCAGCAGAGAGGGCAGCTGATGAGCCGATATGCCCCACGGCAAAACCGCCAGCAGCGACGGAACAACCAACAGAGGAATAAGAACTGGAATGGGGGACAGCGTGCATGAGCATGAACTTGCTTTATGAAGCCTATCCTGAATCGGTCAATCTGTATGGCGTGGAACGTGAAATTGTGACTGATTTCAAGGACTGGCTGCGGTTCATTGATATGATAAGATGTGACGGACTCAGCCAGGATGAGAAGATGACTCTCATGATGGAGATGTATCTGGAAAACATACCACACTGGCAATGGGGGGATGCCCATGAGCCACTTATGAGTTTTTTTCGTATGGATGAGTGCACGATAGAGACGGGCGGTGAACCAGAGGGCGCAGACGAGGAATTAGAGCCGGTGATACCAAAGCCGCTGTATGATTTTGCGTTCGATGCAAAATACATCATATCAGGGTTCCGGCAGGACTATAAGATTGACCTCACGGAAACAGACATGCACTGGTGGAAGTTTCGTATCCTTTTGGACGGCCTGTCGTCTGGTACAGAGTTTAAGCAGCGGGTAATGTACCGGAACACAAACACAGCTGATATCAAGGATGTGAAGGAACGCCAGCGGATACAGCGGATACAGAGGGCCATTGCCATCCCGCAGCCAGCTCCATCTGATTATGAGATAGGGGATATGTTTGGATGATGAAAAAGATTGAAAAGCCTCCATTGCTGCGCAAGTGGTACCGATGCCCTCATTGTGGGAAAAATGCGGTGTTATACGACAACACAGCCCATAGCAATGGGGTATATGTGAAATGTAAGGAGTGCAGAAAGGAATTTGAAATAAGGATTTAGCATCTGTGAGCCAATGAGCCGTGCTACTGCGAAAGGAGTAGTATGGCTCATTTTGACTTACAATTATTTGAGGCCGACGGCCATCTGAATTTTGATACAAGGGTTGACGAAAAGGGATTTTCAAGCGGTATCAGCAAACTTGGCGGGATAGCCAAGGGGGGACTGGCGGTCCTGGGAGCCTCAGTCGCTGGAATCACTGCTGCTTTTGCCGGTATGTCGAAGGCTGCATTAGGTTCTGTAGCCAGCCTGGAACAGAATGTGGGCGGCGTGGAAACGCTTTTCAAGGAAAATGCCAAGACAGTCATAGAGAATGCAAACAATGCCTATAAGACTGCGGGGTTGTCAGCCAATGAGTACATGCAAAGTGTCACCAGTTTTTCCGCATCACTATTACAGAGCGTGGCCGGGGACACGGCAGAAGCGGCAAAGATAGCCGATATGGCAATGGTGGACATGTCTGATAACGCCAATAAGATGGGTACAGACATGACGTCCATCCAAAATGCATATCAGGGATTCGCAAAGCAGAATTATACGATGCTGGATAATCTGAAACTGGGTTATGGCGGAACAAAGGAGGAAATGAACCGCCTCCTTGCGGATGCCACCAAAATATCCGGCGTGAAATATGACATCAGCAATCTGAATGACGTATACTCTGCCATTCATGTAATCCAGGGTGAGCTTGATATAACCGGCACAACGGCCAAGGAAGCCTCTACTACCATCGAGGGGTCCATGAACGCCGCAAAGGCAGCCTTTGACAACTTTTTGAATGGTTCTGGAACTGCTAAAGAGCTGGCGGACGCGGTTGCCACAGTCGCCCGAAATGTAGGGAAGAACCTGGGAGAAATTATCCCAAGGCTAGCAGAAACAGTGCCGATGGTGGTCGAGGAACTGTGGCAGGAATTTGAAGGCAGTGCAGACCAATTTATTCAAATGGGCGCAGGTCTTGTGACGGATATTGCGACAGGACTTGTTGAGCAGCTGCCTGCCCTTATTGAACTTGCCGTATCCTTTGTTGATACGTTGATACAGGGCCTAAATGAAAATATGCCCCAATTGTTGGAGGCGGGAGGTTCCCTGCTTATTGCCATCGTTCAGGGCATCATCATGTTGGTCCCATCCCTGTTGTCGCTTGGATGGTCTATTATTGAGGGCATTGTCCAGGGATTGCTGAACAATGCGCCAACGCTGCAGACGCAGGCTGTAAATCTGTTCAATCAGTTTACATCCGTAATCAGCACAAGGCTGCCGCAGTTGTTGCAACAGGGCGCCAATGCAATTAATCAGTTTACACAGGGGTTATTAAGCAAGGCCCCATCCCTGATAACGAATGCCGGAAATATCATAAGCAAGTTATATAATGTAATTCTTGGAATCCTGCCGCAAATCCTGGAGACCGGAATCAAGCTCATTGGACAGCTGGCTCAGGGCATCCTGTCAAATCTCCCAGCCGTTATCGGTGCCGCCGCCGAGGCACTGATACAGATAATCGCTACAATTGCAAGCCACCTCCCGGAAATCCTGCAGAAGGGAATTGAATTACTGGGCGAACTTGCAGCCGGAATCATACAGGCCATCCCGGAGCTGGTCGGAAAACTGCCGCAGGTATTTACCAGTGTCAAAGCTAAGTTTTTAGAATTTGACTGGATACAGATTGGTAAAGACATCGTAAGCGGAATTGCAAATGGCCTTAAAAACTCCATTGGGACCATCATTGACGCTGCTAAGAGTGTGGGTGAGGCGGCCTTGGATGGTCTTAAGAGCCTGTTAGGCATCCATTCTCCGTCGCGTGTGTTTCGGGACGAGGTTGGACGCAATATATCCCTTGGTATCGCTGAGGGAATCCGGTCCAATAAGAAATATGCCAAGAAGAGCGCGGAGGAAGTTGCACAGGCCACGCTGGAAGCAGCCAAGAAGAAGCTGGAAAACCATAAGGTTTATAACCGACTTACCCTTGCGGATGAGGCCGGATACTGGGACGAGGTACGCAAACAGACAAAAGAAGGCACACAGGCCAGGATTGACGCCGATAAGGAATACCTGTCTGCCAAGAAAGACCTGAATGACAGGATGCTGGAAGCGGAAGAGAACTATACGGACAAGGTTGCGAATGCGTACAAGGACCTGAACGACAGAATTAAGGACCTCAATAACCAGTACAAGGATGCCGTCAACCAGCGGGCAGACCAGATTAAGTCAGCGTATGGGTTGTTCGATGCATTTGATTCCAGTACGGACCTGACAGCGGATGACCTGCTTAATAACTTGCAATCACAGGTGGACGGGTTGAAGCAGTGGCGCAAGAATCTGAGGGACCTGGAACGCCGTGGGATTGGCGACGACCTTCTGGAGGAATTGCAGGAGCTTGGACCAAAAGCAGCAGCTGAAATCCAGCTTATGACGGAAATGAGTGACGACCAGCTGGATGAATATGTGAGCCTGTTCAAAGCTAAAAATCGCATTGCACGCCAGGAAGCGGTGGCAGAAATGGAGCCAATGCGTGGGGAGATATCCAAGCAGATTGCACAGATGCAGCGGGAGACATCGGCAGAACTGGCAAAATACCAGCAGGAATATGTATCTTCCATGACAGAGCTTGGTGTGGCTCTCAACCAGCCATTGGAGACTATGAAGTTGACGGCGGCTCAGAATGCGGTGGCTCTTGTTTCTGCTATGGCAGGGTCCATCAAGGACGCATCCGGCTCCACCGAGAACCTGGAACAGTTCAAGGCTATTGCCCGGAATGTACTCGGCTCCGTGGATACGCTTCCGTCCAGTATGTCGGATGTGGGGAAACAGTCCATCATCAGTATGATAGAGGGCATCCGGTCCATGTCCGGCCAGCTGCAGGCAGCGGTACAGGCCGTGGTTGCCAATGCAATGCAGGCGGCCGCAGGCGCCATGATGGGGAATGGAGGCATCAATGCAGCACTGGCTGGTGTTGGAGCTGTGACTGGTACATCCAGCCTCCCCGCGAGCACCTATGGGAATGAAGGATACGGTCCGGGATATGCTGTGGATTACCGCAGGATGGGACAGGAAATGGCAAATGCTATGGACGGTGTATCCGTCAATATGGACGGGAAGAATGTGGGAAGCATTGTGTCTGAACCTGTGAATGACAACCTGGGGAACCGTGGAAGGATGGAAGGAAGGGATATGGAATGAAATATTTAGGAATCACCTTTGATGAGGAGAAGCATACCTATGATGATTTTGGCCTTCGGATTAAGTCCATCAATATAGGGTTCCCATCGGTAAAGGAGAGTAAGATTGACATACCGGGAGCGGATGGCTACCTTGATATGACGGATTACTTCGGCACCCGGTATGAGGACCGCAAGATTACGATTGAATGTGACATAGAGGACCGGAGCTATTATGACTGGGCTGGACGTATGAGCCAGCTCAGTAACTACCTGCATGGAAAGAAACGGAAGATTGTTCTGGACTGGGACAATGGGTTTTATTACCTGGGGCGCGGGACCTGTGAATATGAAAAGAAGAACCGGGCATTCAGCCTGGTGACACTGAAATTTGAATGTGACCCATATAAATATGAGCTTACGGCCACGGATGAGGACTGGTTGTGGGACCCATTCGATTTTGAGGAAGGAGTAATAAAGGAATATGGGAACCAAAACGTGGACGGGACGCTTGTGCTTACTGTTATAGGCTCACCCATGCCGGTGGTGCCAAGAATTACAGTATCATCCGATATGCAGGTGGAATTCGAGGGTGAAAGGTTTGACCTGAAAGCGGGAGAAAACTATCTGCCGGATATTGAGATAAAGGATGGAGAGCATGTGATGACATTCACGGGACATGGTATCGTGACTGTAAGCTACAGGGGAGGAAGCCTGTAATGTATAAAATCAACAATGTGATTGACGGCAGAACGTACTGCCTGCATGACCAGCGGGACAGGAACCTGCGAGTGATTGAGCCTCGTCTTACCCTTACCCTCAACAAGACAGGAGCTCTTACATTCCGCATTCCTTCCAGTCATATGTATTCCAACACCTTAAAGAAGATGAAGTCATCCATCCAGGTAATGGAGGATGGGATATTGATATATGAGGGACGCGTGCTGTCGGATGAGTCGGATTTTCATAATACAAAAGATGTGGTATGCGAGGGAAGCCTGGCCTATCTCATTGACAGCGCACAGCGCCCCTTTTCTTTGAGTGGAAACATCCATGATTTCCTCGCCCAGATGGTAGAAAATCATAATGGGCAGGTGGAGGAGCGGAAACAGTTTGTCCTTGGCCGGGTGAATGTGGCCGATGAAAACAATGAACTTAAGCGGGAGTCCGCTAAGATTGACAATACCTGGAACACGCTGAAAGCGCAGCTGATAGACGTCCATGGTGGATACATATGGGTTGAATACAGGGACGGCAAGAAGTATCTTAATTACACCTACGACTATGGCGGTAAGAATGAACAGCAGATACGTTTTGGCGTCAATCTCCTGGACCTAACAAAGTATCAGGATGCTACTAATGTGGTAACATGTATGATACCCTACGGAGGGGATGTGGAATACCAAGACGAGCTTGGGGAGACGCAGACAGGCACGGTCGATATTACATCGGTTAATGACGGGAAGGATTATATCACAGCGGAGCAGGCCGTGCTGGATGAATACGGGAAGATATGGGGGACGTTCCAATGGCCAGACATCACAGACCCCGCAAGGCTCCTGGAAAAGGCCAAAGAATACCTGAAGGAGGTGTCCGGGATACCGGATACGCTTAAGGTATCAGCCGTAGACCTGAACTATACTGGGGTAGACATCCGGCGCTTCCGGGTCGGATATTACACAACGGCTATCAGCAAGCCTCACGGAGTCAGCAAGGACCTGTTACTGGCTCAGCTTGACATGTACCTGGATGACCCGGCAAAGGGCAGCATATCCCTTGGGACCACAGTGAGCAGCTTTACAGGCGCCACCGTGAATAAGCAGGTAAGTATTTCAAAAGCCGTACAGGAGTCCGAGGCAAAAACATATGAAGAACTGGCCCGGAAGATTGCCAATGCAACAAATCTTATCACAGGAGGGCTGGGAGGTTATGTGGTCCTTGATAGTCAAGACCCGGTTACAGGTAAGAAAATGCATCCCTGGCGTATCCTGGTTATGAATACACCGGATAAAGAGACCGCAACAAATATCATCCAGATAAACCAGAATGGCATCGGATTCTCCACCAGTGGCATCAACGGACCTTATCGTAACGCCTGGACCATCGACGGGAACCTGTTGGCTGATTTCATCACTGCCGGCCAGATGCTGGCGGACCGCATTCGTGGCGGAATCCTGGAGGTAGGCGGGTATGGCCTTGCCAAAGATGGAAAGATTGTGGTCAAAAACGCCAACGGTAACGAGATTGGAAGCTGGGACAATACAGGACTGCACGTCCTGCTGGGAGTGATTCAAGGCAGCACCATAATTGGTTCTGATATCATTAGCGGTACGATTGACATAGGAAACGGGACTTTTTATGTGGATGATGATGGAGCCGTGGCAATCAACTCCGGTCAGATAATGATTGGTAGTACCTGGATTACTCCAAACTTCACATACCTTGGTGATTTTGGTGTATCCAGTAATGGGTCTGGAGCATTTTATAGCAGGGACAATACGATTGAGATTTTTACTCCTGCATTTCCTGGAATGGCTGGGCCGGCTATCGAATTGAAATATAATGGCCTAAGAACACGTTTGGCTTATGGTGGAATAAACACAAAAGATATATCCTTAAATGATTTGTCTAATGAATATGGTGGTCAATGGGATTCTGTATCCAAAAATATTATAGAACTTTGGAACAGAATCGCAATACTTGAAAATAAGCTATAGGAGGGAGGGTTGTATTAAAAGGAAGATTAGGATATAATACGATTATAAAGGAGGTATGTATCATGAAAAAAATAGGAATATGTGTAACCGTTTTATTATCCCTATGTCTTTCTTTTAACGCATTTGCGATGGTAAATAGTGGGCAAGGATGGCCGGAGATTTATATACCTAATCCTGCAACAGAAACCAGACACGATGATAGAACACTTGATTATGTGTGGACTTGGTTAGATGACGAGGTTGTGGCACGTTTTCAGCCTGGAAAAAGAGCTGATGAAACGAGAGAATACTTATTGGATAAATTTAATTATGGCATGATTGGCGGAGGCCACGGCATAAAGGACGACGGAGGGAAACGCGAGACTTATTCCGGTAAATGGAGCCAGTCAGAAGATGGAATCTGGTCCTTCCAGTTTGATGATTATACCATTCCGGTGGATGTCACTAAGATTGATGGTGTGTTGTATGCCTTTAATGGGTACGGAGAGCTGGTTGAAGGATATGATTATTGGAACGGTCATAAGACTGCTGCAGACGGACTGGTGACTTGTACGGACCCTGAGTTTATTACCTATCTGGAAACACAGTACATTCCAGACTGCACCAGCCATGAATAGGATTTGATATGGATTGACGAGAGCGGGGACAATGCCTCGCTCTTTTTGTATGCCGAAAGGAAGGTGATTGTTATGGCAGCACAACCTGTACATATTGACATAAATCAGCAGATACAGGACTGGAAGAATGCCAGATATGGACGGCAGGTCAGGTCTGCTAATGTGGAGGCATTGACAGAGCTGCAAAACCAGATGAACGGCGCCGTGGATTATCTGGTTGAGAAAGGTGAAACTGTTGACCAGGCGGCCAAGGATGTCCAGTTGGTCCGGCAGGAAGCGCAGGGCGCCGTTGACCATGCCAATGAGATTACAGAGGAATATAAGCAGTATGCAGATACGAAGTTGGCGGAAACCACGGAGCAGCGGCAGCTGGCAGAGACCGCAAAAGAAGAAGCAGACGAATCTGCCCTGCTGTCAGAAAGTTGGGCCCATGGAGGAACCGGAACAAGGCCAGGGGAGGATACAAATAACAGCGAGTATCACAGCCAGCAATCTAAGACCCAGGCTGACAGGGCAAAGGATGAAGCTGACAGGGCTAGTCAGTATTCGCAGATTACAGCTCCTGACTTTTATCTGGATATAGAGACCGGAGCTCTTTATCAAAAAGGCGGGGCCGGAGTTGATTTTGTTGTGGCTGACGCGATACTGTACTGGAAAATCGTAGCATAAGGAGGATATTATGGCAGCACCAGAAGGATATACAAAGTTAGGAAATGTTGGCTACGCAGACAAGGGGGTATACAGCGCGGATGCCACGTATAATAAGTACAATACGGTGTACCATGAGGGTAGTACCTATGTGGCGTTAAAGGATAACCTGCATGGAGTCACGCCGGCAGACGGTGCAAACTGGCGGTATATGGCCAAGGGATTCACAGAGGCGTCAGCTGATGCTATTACCGTTATAGACACATCGGGAATCATTGACGGGACGAAGAATAAAAAAACTATCTTGCAGACCTTCCTTGATAAGGTAGGGGATTTTATTATCAATAAAGCTGTGACTAATGATGCCCTTATGCTGAAACTGGCGGATTATGTAGCAAAGACGGATATTGTGCAGGTGGAGTCCACAGCTACAAATAAGGTCCCATCCAGCGCGTACCTTAAGCAGGTAAAAGATAGCATAGATAGCAATTTAGCAGCGGCCAACGCAAAGGTGACTTTAAACGGCGTCGAGAACATTAATGGGTTTACAGCCGTATATTCCGACCGGACCGACCGGGCATTCCAGTTACAATATGATTCTGGCGAGATTGCATCAATCGCATTTAACAACACCGGTATCTGGTATGATTTTTATGACGGTCAAAACTGGAAACAGGTTTGGAAGTTTTATAAGCCGTAATCATTTTGTGCTGAAGGCATGTAGGTTCGTAAGGATTGGAACTTGATTGTTATAACCAATAAATCGTACGGTATCACCTTTACGCACAGAAAACCATATAGGCATTGACGAATTGACTGTGACATCATTATTGACCCAAAAAATATTTATCCCATTTATAAGTACATTACAACCCTGAGCTGAACTGTTAAAACCAATGGAACCACAAACTATACAATCATCTGTAGCTGTCCAACTGGTACCGTTAGCAAACCCATCTTTAATTTTTTTGCGGGTATCTATGTATGGTAAATTGCTATTTGTGATAAGAAAAAATGAATCGTAACCTGCAAATTAGGTCCCTAAACCAGGGACTTATTTTATTGCCTGGCGTCCGGCATGTCCGGCCAGGCGGAAAGGAAAATATATGAATGAAAAAATTGTATTGAAAAACGGGAAGGAGTACCCGCTGGTCATCGGCGGCACGTCCTCCACGCCCCGCGCTCTGCAGCTTATCTTCCAGGCGGAGGAACCCTTGGAGGACATCGTGACCGTGTTTGCGAATGCTGCAGCCACGGAGCAGATTAAGACTGTCAATGAGGATGGCAGCACCCTGGCCGTGTATGATGATTATACGGTGCTGGATAATCCAAAGAGTATTGATGACGACTATCTCATTACCCCGGAGCAGTACGGAGAGGACGGAGCCGTCACTGCGGAGGCTGTATATGGCCGTGTGGCGTTCCTAACGCTATCTCAGCCAGGTGTAGAGGCCGCGGCGGAGCATAACAGGGCTGACATTGATTTCCTGGCTGTGATGACCGGGACAGACTTATAGGAGGTGAGACCATGGATGTAAAAGGACTGGCGCAGAAGTATTACCCGAGATTATGGGACATTGACCGGCTTAAGGCCCTGGTGGCCGCGGGTAAACTGTCCGAGGCGGACTACAAGGAGATTACCGGAGAGGACTACACAAAGTAAGGAGACATCATGGGTGTGATAGCACAATACATAAGTGTTCATTGGGTGGAATGGTTGTTTGTAGCCATCTCCACCCTTTTAGGATTTGGGTACCGGCAGATACTCAAAAGACAAAAAGAGGAATCCGTAAAGACAGCGGCCCTCCATGATGGTATGCAGGCACTTTTGAGGGACCGTATCATACAGGCCTACAATCATTATCAGGATAAGACATTTTGCCCGATATATGGTAAAGAGAATGTTAAGCGGATGTATGACGCATACCATGTCCTGGGCGGTAATGATGTGGCAACAGAACTGAAAGACAAGCTTATGAAGATGCCGGAAGAACCGGCAGAAAGAGAGGTATAGAGTATGGATTTATCGTTTTTTAGCAATTACACAGTGGTGGTCATTGTGGGAATTTGCCTGATTACAGGCTACATAGCCAAAAAGTGGGTGAAAGACCTGGATAACAAATACATCCCCACCATGGTGGCCCTGCTGGGCGCGGCCCTTAACATCTGGATTATGGGCGGGGTAAGCCCGGATATCATCTTGGCCGGGGCCTTTAGCGGGCTGGCAAGTACGGGCCTGCACCAGGCGTTTAAACAGCTCATAGAGGGTAGACAGTAATTTGTTGCGATATCGCAACTTATCATGGCCTGGGAATAGTCCCGGGCCTTATTTTTTTGATTGGAGGCTTTATGAAATCAATAGATAAATTACTGAATGTTGCAAAGAATGAGATTGGATATCTGGAGAAACGTAGTAACATCCAACTTGACAGCAAGACCGCGAATGCTGGCAGCAGCAATTATACAAAGTATGCCAGGGACCTGTACCCATCTCTCCAGGGGCAGCCGTGGTGTGACATGT